TCAAGTACTGTGTGTACTTTGTCACGTATCAAAGCATTAAAGCTTGATGATGAAGCAGACGCGTCATTGTTTATGATGCTGTCGATAAACTCTTTTGTTTTACTCATACTTTAACTATTTATACATTTTCATATTTCAACATTAGACTATTCTTTAAGTTTAAAGAATAGTTTCGCGTCCTCTTCAGAATCAAACCAATACCATCCTGCTAAAGGATACGCATAAACGTGATAATCACCTGCCCATAATGTAACCCCTTCGTCATAAACAAAGGATGGTTGATATTGAAGGTTGTTTTCTAATATTTTATAAAATCCCGATGTGTTCATATTATGCTGCCAAAGTAAATGGATAGTATGTAGGTTCTCTCAGTGTTATGCTGTTTGCAAATTGAGTAGCTGGCGCTCTAACTCCATCATCACAACTTTGAATACCCCAATATATATTTGTATTGCATGTAACCAAATCTGATGGAACCGCTAGCGATAGCAACACATTTGATTGCAATGGTCTAGATGGAACAGTTGAAAATTCTGTTGTGTTTCTATTGGCCCACAATCTTAGTATATTTGTAGCTGACGAATAATCCAAAATAAATTGAATATAGTGAGAAAGACTTGTGATTTCACCTTCTGGTAATTGAGCAAATGACGAATAGAATATTCTTCCAGCTCTTTGATAACCCATTCTTATTTCAACTTTTCCAGTTGATTGGTTTGGTCTGTATTCAATAAAAATATCATTATTGCTAACAAAATTTGCTGTTGAACCTGCTGCATAGACTAAAGGAGTACCAACCTGACCAACAAATCCAGTTCCATATCTAGCACTTCCAACTACGGCAGCACTTAAATTTATTATTATATTGCTCGAAGTAGTGCTGCTTGTTATTGAAGATATTCTGGTATTGTCTGGAATTCCATATGCGTATGCATAGGTTAAAACAGCACTTGATTGCATAAATGTAACAGCAATGCTGCTTACATTTCCAGCTAGTGTAGTATTCAAATTGACCTGATTTCCAACAATTGAAGTAATTGTTGTTCCAACGGTAATTCCATTGCCAGAGACAATATATCCAGCAGAAAATCCAATAGGAGTAGTTGTTAGTGTTATAAAGTTATTGCCCGCAGTTCCAGACGCAATATAGACTGCAGGCCCAATTGCTGAAGTAGACGCTGCAATCATAGTTGGAGCAAATCCAAAAGTTATCGAGTTGATAGCTGCTGTAAGAGTCGTGTTTAAATTGATTTGTGTTCCAGACACTGAAGTAACAATTGTATTTGCTGGTATTCCATTAGCTGAAACAATCATTCCAGTCACAACTCCAGTCGGAGTTGCGGTTGCTGTTATAAAAGTATTTCCAATTACGCCTGAAGCAGTAAATGTTATAGGGGCACTTACAGTTATTTGTGTTGCTCCAGAAGCATAGCCACCTACCGTTAACATGTTATTTGTTGTCGCTACAGCATTGCAACACTGAGCGTTAAATGTAGTTGTATTATTAGTCGTTCCTAATACAATTCTGTTTATGCCGTCATAGCATGATATTATAGAACTGTTTGTGCCTCCATTGCCTGTTGCATTTTGATCTACAGTAATAGTTTGATTTGTTACAGCTGTAATTCGTGTTCCATCAGGAAAATTAGAGTTCCAAATTCTATTTCCAACTAAAAAGTTATTATTAGCAGTGATTGCTCCTCCATTTAAAAGAAATGTATTGCTGCCACTTGTTATATTGCTTGATGTAGATGTGTAGTGTAATAATAAAGAATGAAAAGCTCCAGACGTAGAAAAAGAGGTAGGTATTCTCCAAGCAGCTCCAGCACCTGGCTGTTGAGACATTCCTGTTTCAAAACCAGCAACAGCTTTTGATCCTATGGTAATGTTTCCAGTAGTAGCTGCTGCTGTAAATGTTGTGCTAGAACTTGTAGTGTTTGTTCCGTAGTTCGCTGTTGGACCGCCGAATAATCGTCTTACTTGAAATGACATCCACATCATTTCTCTGTAAAGAGCGGTTCTAAATGTTTCTTCTGCAGAAACGCTTCCATCAGTTAACGTGGTAACAGCAACGGTTCCAGATGAATTTGGCAATAACCATTCTCTTGCAGCAGTAATATTTGCGGTTTTTAGTCTGCCAATAAATGAATTAAATGACCAAACTAGCCATCCTCTAACTCTTTCAAACGCGCTTTGAAGAACATTGGCATTTTTATTTTGTAATGTATATGTATCTGACGAAGAATTAGCTGAAATAGAGCCAATAACCTCAAATTTTTCTGTCGGTGATGACGTGCCGATCGCTACATTTCCAGTATTATAATATATGTCTGTCCCGCTTTGAGTCCAAACGCTATCACCACGCAAATCATTTGTGCTAAATCCTAATCCATCATTACTGCTAAATGTTACAATTCCAGTTTGGTTGTCATATGCACCACTTGTCCATCCTAAACCATTGGCACCTGTACTTCCTGTCGCACCAGTAACTCCTTGAATGCCCTGAATACCCTGAATGCCTCGCTCTCCTTGAATGCCTTGCTCTCCTTGAGGACCAGCAACTCCAGTAACTCCTTGAATGCCTTGAATACCCTGAATGCCTTGCTCTCCTCGTGAACCTTGAGGACCAACAGCTCCAACTGCTCCAGAAAGATTTACAACCCATGATGAGTAAGTCCCGCTGCCTTCAGTATCAGTAACTACTGCAATAATTGTACCATCAATTGGATTGTAAGAGTCAATTTCGGCGTGAATATGATTGCTAATATCATGCGAAACAAGAATAGTCTGGTTTGTGCTATATGATAAACCTGTTCCTATAATAAGTGTAATTGTTGTGCCTATTGTTGGAATGGACAAATTTGTAGATGATGTCGTCTGATATTTATCACCAGCCAACCCTTGCTCACCCTGAATTCCTTGAATACCCTGAATTCCCTGCTCGCCTTGAGGCCCTTCATCGCCTTGAGGTCCTTCATCGCCTTGAGGTCCTTGAATACCCTGAATACCCTGAATTCCCTGCTCGCCTTGAATACCCTGAATTCCCTGCTCACCTTGAATACCCTGAATTCCCTGCTCGCCTTGAGGTCCTTGATCGCCTTTATCTCCCTTTGGTCCTTGTGATCCAGAACCTGCGCTTGCTCCAACCCATTTTTTTGTTGATGCATCATACTTAAGATATGCACCATCAACTTTTGCAGTGGTGCGATCGACATCGTTTAAACGACCAAGCCAAACTTCACCGCCGCCTCCAATCGTAGAGAGTTGGTTGTTAACCATACTCTGCCAATTTTTAAAAGTTTTTTCAGATTTATCGATATAACTATCAATATTTGTCTGGGCATTAGATATAAACGGCTCAACTATACTGTTGATGTCAGGCACAGTTGCATCTTTGCCTGGAGGGCCTTCTGGTCCTACCTCGCCTTGAAGTCCCGTCTCACCACGCTCTCCTCTTTCACCTTGAATGCCTGCCTCGCCCCGCTCTCCCTTTTCTCCTTGTGGCCCAGTCTCACCTTGAGGACCGACTTCGCCACGATCCCCGTTTTCGCCTCGTTCTCCTTGCGGTCCAATCTCGCCTTGAATCCCCTGCAATCCTGCCTCGCCACGATCCCCCTTTTCTCCTTGCAATCCTGCCTCGCCACGATCCCCCTTTTCTCCTTGCAATCCTTGTGGTCCTACCTCGCCTTGAAGTCCCGTCTCACCACGCTCTCCTCTTTCACCTTGAATGCCTGCCTCGCCCCGCTCTCCCTTTTCTCCTTGTGGCCCAGTCTCACCACTTAAACCCTGTGGACCCGTTTCGCCTCTTAATCCTTGTGGTCCTACCTCGCCTTGAAGTCCCGTCTCACCACGCTCTCCTCTTTCACCTTGAATGCCTGCCTCGCCTTGAGGTCCTGTCTCACCGCGATCGCCTTTTTCACCGCGAAAACCTTGAGGTCCAATCTCGCCTCTTAAGCCCTGAGGTCCACGTTCACCATTCTGTCCTCTTTCTCCTTGTGGACCAGGAGTAGACTCGATTGTCTGAGTTGCGTACTCAAGAGCCTCGACCTTTTCTACTATTGGTTCTAGTTGTTTTTGGAGTTTTTTATATAGAGCAACTGGTAATATAGCATTAACATCACTAAGATCTGACATGTCGTTATTCTTCTAGAATTTTAGTCATGCTCTCAATCATTTTTAATTGAGCTTCATGAATTTCTTCTCTATGATTATTATCTATATGCGAATCGCTTTCGTTGTTTGTAAACTGCATGTCATTCACAGTGCCATCTTCTGACTCTGGAGACGCTTCTTCAGCTGGTTTTTCTTCAGCAATTTCAGTGTTCATACGCGCAATGTCTGCTTCGGACTGGTTGAGTACGTTGCTGCGTACCCACTTGTCGCTGTAATACTTGCCAATATGTGAACTTATTGTATCAAGCATGTTTATACGTTCGCGCATAATCTCAAAGTCTTTGAGCTCAGAGAAATAGTTGTCTTCAATATAGTCAACTGAAATGCCTTCGCGTATAACTTCCCAGTCATCCTGTGTACAGACTCCTTTTAGAAGCAGCTGCACACGCAACGCCTCGACGAAGAGCATCGAAAACTTTTTACGTAACCTGTTGATGAACTTTTGAAACTTGACCTCTTCACGAGATATTTCACTTGCACGACCAATATTAAAGCCTGTCTCACTTTCAAGTCGGTTGACTGGCACGTTAAGCGAACGATAGAGCTTCTTTTGGAAAAAGAGTACGTCTTCAATTTGGCTGAGATTGTCTCCGCCTGGAAGTGTGGTAATTTCTGTACCGCGGCCACCTTCACGACGAGGCAACCAAAAATCTTCAAGCATACTCATGCTCTTGCGGTCATCACGTATCTCGCCAGTATTTGCGTCATAGACAAGCTTGTTGCGATATTTCGCCATAATACCTTGAACATACTCTTCAGCCTTGCCCTTTGGCAAGTTACCAATATCAATATAGAATATACGGCGTTCTGGTGCGCGAGATATACGATAAATCACGAGAGCATCTTCCATCATGCGCAACTGGTTTACAAGCTTTACGCTCTTATGCAGATAAGAAACTGCAAATTTGTTACTTTCGTCAAGCATCCCAGAAGGAGCATAGACTATGCTGTTTGGATCAATCTTAAAGCCACTGTTGTTGCCAAAGTCATCTGAATATAAGAAATATTCAGACGTGACTTCTGAAGTTTTTACTCCAGTAATCTTGTCTACCTTGTTTGTTATTTCTTTGACCTTTTTAATCTTTAACGGGTCAATTGCTCTCAACTCCTTTATGCCTTCTTTTGGCTTTTTAGGGTCAATCATTATGTGATAATACAACTTGCCGTCGATATACCACTTTCTAAAAATGTCCTGACCATTATAGTTAAATGACAACAACTTTGTTATTGCGTCAAACTCTTCGTGTATCTTTTTCTTAATGTTCTCTGGTTGCTCTAGATTATCAAGCACAAGATTAACCGGGCTGCCATCAGAGTCAGAAACGATCGTTGCATTTATAATGTCGGATATTGCAGAGTCGCACTCGGGCTGGGTTGCTGCAGCACGACATTTTAAAATCAAATCTTTTTCGTTTGTTAATGCGGCGCCATCAACGTCGAGTACCTGTCCATAATAACCAGCAGTAGCTGATGACGTTACGACAGAAGTACCGTCATTTTCCACCGGAGCAGAAAATGACGGTACCTTATTAAAGTCAGAGGTATCCTTTTTATTGATTACCTTGGATATTTCATAGCCAAATAGCTTCATAATATATATTTATAACTCAAAAATATACTTATCCAACAGTACTATTAGAAGTCCAATACTGATAATTTAATTCAACAGTAAATTCCTCTACTGCATCATTAGTATCATAGTTAACTTCAATTGTGCTGATATTCGTTGGAAATGCTCCAACGAATGTATATTTTTTAGTTGCAGTTGCACTTTCGCGACTTAATTGCTTGATGTGCATGTCGCTATAATAGTTTAACTGGGTTAATCCTGTAGTATTTGAAGTATGACGATTAATCAAATTCATCCAACTTTCAAATGCGTTGCGAATTTCCATGTTTACATCATTAATTACTGTAATTGTCCAAGGTTCGAATGTACGATCGCCAGCAACTTTTAACTTACGGCCGCGATATGGCACTTCAATTGGCGCAATTACGCTGCCTGGAAGCGATGCACCTTTAATCAAAAACTTTGATTTTAAGGATGCAAGCGAGGCACTGGTAACACCAGCTGGAAAATAAATTTCAGCTTCAAATAGATTAGGACGAGCTCCACCTAAAAATTGATTTTTAAATTGTGATAAATTACTCATTGTATTTTTTCTGTATTATTATTTATAAAAATTATGCACCAATTTCGGTAAATGATACGCCAGTACGAGTTGCAATAAAATTAAGAGAAATAAAGTTAATTGAACGTGCTGGTTTGATATAGATGTCAGCTACGAATCTATTGCTATCGATTACTTGTGGTGTGTTATTAGTTTCGTCACACACTACTTTGTATTCAGTAACACCACGACGACCTTGAACATCTCGTAAGTATGGATCAACTATGTTGATAAACGCATTTCGTGTAAACTCATCGTTCAATTCAAATAATTGATACTTAGCCGCATTGGCAATAACACGCTGTATTGTAATAAACAAACGACGGACGTTAATGCGATCAAACGCAGTAGGACGCTTTTGACCAGTCTTGTCTCCATAGAGAATAATGCCTTGGCCAGGAACGTTTACGATTGGATTGATGTTTGAGTTGTACAAATCATCGCGGTCAGCCGATTTAGGGTTGTATGCCAACTTAGTTACGCCGCGTAATTGACCGCGGTTAAATCCAGCTGGTGAGAACCATGGATCAGCAATTTCATCTGTGTATGCACAGAGTCCGGCCATGTGACCACAAGCAGGAATCCATTCATAACGATCCGCATACTTATTATACACATAGACTGGGGTGCTATCAAATACAGTGTAGCTTAATACGGTATTAGCACTATTTGCAACGCCATTGTTGCGCCAAGTTTGTAATGCATTAAGTTTAGCCAAATCTGAAGGCAATCTATAGAGACCTAATGGAGCAGATAAAAACACCATAGAATCTTTACGTTGTTCTGCTA